CGGAATCGAAGTGGATGCCCTGGACGTGCCGACCGAGCAGCAGCGCCGTGCGCGTGCTGAATCGCTGCTGCGCCCATACCGCCGCGAGGATGGCATCTCAGGCGCGGGGGTGGCGGCATGACTGCCCAATTTTTCACCCTCAATGGCAAGTATCAGGTTTCGCCCGATACGACGGCGAACGACTTGCACAACGACATTGGCTGCTGGCTTGAGTGCGTCAAAGGCACCCTAGGCGCGCTGATTGCCGGCGTCGAGGACGCGGGCGGGCATCTGCGCGCGAATCCGAATGACATGGCGTCGCTGTTGTACGGCGCGCGGCACTTCGTCGAGTTGATCGAGGGCGCGTTTCGGGCGTCCTGCGATATCGACGAGCAAGAAAAAGCCCGCGTTGCGAGCGCGGGCTGGGTATCACAAACCTGAAACGGACAGGCGCATGCAGTATACAACGCTGCATGCGCCGAAGGAATGGCATGCGCAGCGAAAAAAACCGATGGAGGCACACCGGCAAGGGTGCGGGACACTCGTTCATCCAAATACCGCACTACGTCTTGAACTCGCCCGAGTTCGCCGAGCTGCCGCCCTACGCCGTCAAGCTGCTGTTCGAGCTGGTGCGGCAGTACAAAGGCAACAACAACGGCGACCTGTCCGCGACCATCACAGAACTGAAATCGCGCGGATGGACTAGCGCAGACACATTGTGGAGGCACCTGGCGCACCTTGAGCAAACGGGCTGGATCGTGCGCACGCGGCACGGTGGCCGCTACCTTGGATGCAACCTTTTCGCGGTGACGTGGTGGCCGATAGATGACTGCGGCGACAAGCACCCGATGCAGTCCGAACGCAAACCAAGTCACCTTTGGAAAAACGCAATTGCTACTCCGAAAATCGGAGTGCGGTGCTCCGAAAATCGGAGTGCGAACCCTATCGGATTCCGAAAATCGGAGCGCGAGCCAGTCCGGTTGCGTCCCGTTGCGTAATTTTCGGCAATTCTCGCACTCCGAAAATCGGACACCTTTCTATAAATATACCAAGGGCTGTTGCTCTTGCTCTTGCCACAACTGATCAATGGAGAACGTGAACGATGAACCAACTGCAAAAAACCTTGGAAGACACCGGCGCAGAAATTCGGGCACACCATGAAAGCGCAAACTGTGCGGCGAAGGTGGCGATAGAACACGCACTGGAGGCCGGAAGGCTGCTCGCGGACGTGAAGGCGGCGCTACCGCATGGCGAGTTTGGCGCTTGGGTGGAAACGCACTGCGGATTCACTGACAGGACGGCGCGGCGCTACATGCGATTGCACGAACACCGCGAATCCCTGCCCGCTGGCGCTGGCGTGAAGGCGGCGCTCGAACACATCAAATCGGACACGGTGTCCGATTTGCCAATCGCCGTCGCGCGTCCCGAGTGGCTGCCACCAACCGGCAAAGCCGTTGTCTGCGACGACGGACGTGGGCGGCAATGGTTTGCCTGGGCGCTTGATTATTTGGCCTACAACGGCGAACGGCAAAACATTTTCGCATGCGCGCTCGCCATCCCTACGGCTGGGCATGAAAACGATATTTGGGAGTACACGAAGCGCGGCATTCGATTCGACCATCTCGAAGAAACACTGCGCAAGTTCGGATTGGCGAATCCAAGCCGCTCGCAGTGGACTGAAATCGACGCGGCCTATCCGTCCGAGATTCACGCGAACCTGCGCAAGATGGACATGGAAGATTGGGGCAAAGCTGCATGATTGACAAAATCTATCGTTTCACGTATATCGATAGATGCTAGCTGACCGTCGTGATGACGGCCAATTCCCTATAGATGGAGATACATCGATGAATCCTGTTGAAATCCGCGAGCAGCGCGCCGCCAAGGTGGCCGCTGCCCGCGCCCTACTCTTTACCGCCGACACCGAAAAGCGCGCACTGACTGCCGACGAGTCGGCACGCTTCGATGCGATCAAGGCGGAAATCACTGACTTGGAATCGCAGGAACAGCGCGCATCGTTTCTTGCCGATGCCGAGCGCCGCAGCACGAACGGCGAGCGTGTGGCCGGTTCGGGCGACGCACGTTTCGATGCCGAGCTGCGCAGTTTCTCGCTGACCCGTGCCATTGCCGCGCAGCTTCCCGGTTCGACCGTGGACGCGGGCCGTGAGCGCGAAATCTCCGCCGAGCTTGCGCGCCGCAGCGGCCAGAAATTCGCCGGTATCGCCGTGCCGCTGGAAGTATTCGAGCAGCGCGTGACCACGCCGACCGCGCCCGTAGGCGGGCCGGGTTCAAACTTGATCGGCACCGATCACCGCGGCGACCTGTACTTCGATCGCCTGCGCGCGAAGCTTCGCGTTCGCCAGTTGGGCGCGACGGTGCTTTCGGGCTTGCAAGGCAACGTTGAGATTCCGGGCTTGAAGTCGAGCACGACGGCGGGCTGGGTGGCCGACAATGCCGCGCTCGCGCCGAGCGACCCGAGCTTCCGCAAGGTCACACTGTCGCCGAAGCATTGCGGCGCGATCACCGAATTCTCGCGCAACATGCTTTTGCAAAGCAGCCCGGACGTGGAACAGCTTGTTCGCAACGACTTCGCGCTGGTGCTCGCCGAGGCGATGGACGTGGCGGCAGTTCAGGGCGCAGGTGGCAACGCGCCGACCGGCATCCTCAACACCGCAGGCATTCAAACCGGCACGCTGGCAGGCCCGACGTGGGCGCAGGTGCTCGGCATCGTCGAGAAAATCGAGCTGGCGAACGCGGATGCAACGGGCTGGTATACGAATCCGAGCGTCGTGCGCAAGTTGCGCAGCACGCCGGTTGTCGCGGGCTACCCGGAAATGATTCAAGACGATCCGGGCACGCTGGCCGGTTACAACCTTGTCACCAGTACCTTGCTGCCGAATGCCGGTTCTCCGCTGGAAGGCACCGCGATCTTCGGCAACTGGGCCGACTTGCTGATCGGCTACTGGTCGGCCTTCGATCTGCTGATTAACCCGTATGAATCCACGGCCTACGCCAAGGGCAACGTTCAGGTGCGCGCGATGCTCACGGCAGACGTTGCGGTACGTCATCCCGAAAGCTTCGTGGTGGCGAACGATGTCCCCCTCGCCTGATCTGGAAATCCGTTCGACGGCGGGAATCACCTCGCCGTCACCGGGCAAACTTGAAGGGTACGCCGCCGTTTTCAACGCGGCGGCAGACTTGGGCGAGTTTGTCGAGACGGTGCGGCCCGGCGCGTTCACGCGAGCGCTTGCCGAACGCGGAGAAAACATTCTCGCGCTGTACGACCACGAGCGTCGCAGCGTCCTGGGCCGCACCGGGGCGGGCACGCTGAACCTGCGCGAAGATGCGAAGGGTTTGGCGTTCACGCTGGCACTGCCCGATACGACGCTAGGCCGCGACTTGGCCGTACTGGTACAGCGTGGCGACGTGAGCGGATGCAGTTTCGCCTTTCGCTGCTATGACTACGGCGACGCTTGGGAAATACGCAACGGCACCATGTACCGCGAGCTTCGCAGCGTCGAGTTATCCGAAATCACGATCACGCCGCAACCGGCCTACGCGGATACGTCGGTGGCCGTGCGTAGCTTGCCGGTACAGATATACCGTGCCGCCAACGATCCGCGCCGCGCGTGGCTGGAGACTTGCCGATGAAATGGCCGTGGACGAAAACCGAACAACGCGCCGTGTCGCCTGATCCGTCATGGGACATTTTGCAACCGCCGATCACCGGCACGGGGCAATACGTCGGGGCCGAACAGGCCGAAAGCCTGAGCGCGGCCTATGCGTGCGTGCAACTGGTATCCGAAACCGTCGCCAGCCTGCCGCTGATCCTGTATCACGGATTGGCCGACGAGTCGCGCAACGCTGCCGAGGATCATCCGCTGTATTCGATCCTGCGCAGCCGCCCGAACGAATATCAAACCGCGCTCGAATTTCGCGAGATGATGCAGGCGCACGTCATGCTTCGCGGCAACGCCTACGCCTTGATCGATTGGGACAGTGCCGGCAACGTGTCGAGCTTGACGCCAATTCATCCGGGCCGCGTCATCGTGTCGCGCTTGCCGACGGGCCGCGTCGTCTATGACGTCATCGGCGACTACATGGCGGGCACCTTGGGCAGTCTGGATGCGGCAGGCATCAACACGCAATCACGCCGCTACACGCAAGATGAAATCCTGCATATCAAGGATCGCACCGAGCACGGCATCGTAGGGCGCAGCCGTATCACCATCGCACGCGAAACCTTCGGCACCGCACTCGCACAACAGGAACACGGCAATCGCACCTTCGCCAATGGCGCACGCTTGTCGGGCGTGTTGCAGACGCCGCACCAGATGACGGATGAGAATATCAAGCGTCTGGCGGCATCGTGGCAATCGCAGTTCAGCGGCACCGCGAACAGCGGCAAGACTGCGGTACTCGAAAACGGGCTGGCGTATCAGCAAGTCGCGATGAGTCTTGAAGATGCGCAGTGGATCGAGTCGCAACAGTTCAGCGTTGAACAGGTGGCGCGCATCTTCCTTGTGCCGCCCGTCATGATCGGCGAGCTAGGCAAGGGTGCGAGCTACGCCACGACGAGCGAGCTATCGCGGCACTTCGTCAAGTTCAGCCTGCGCCGCTGGCTGACCATGTGGGAACAAGCCGTAAGCAACAAACTGCTGGGGCCGATTGCCCGCAAAAAATACTTCGCCGAGCACAACGTCGAGGCGCTATTGCGTGGCGATGCCCTGACTCGCGCGCAGTTCTATCAGACAGGCATTCAATCGGGATGGCTGTTGCCGAGCGAAGCCCGTCGCCTTGAAAACCTGCCCGCCGTGGATGGAATCGACGATGCCCAAAGGATTCAAACAACACCAGCCCAATCGCCCGATGGAACGCAGCCACAAAAACCAATCGACGGCTATCCGTCAAAGGAAAAGGTTTATGCGCACTGACTGCGCGCAGTGGCGTGCGATCCGCAAGGCGCAGCTAGAACGCTATCCGTTGTGCGCGCACTGCGGCCAGTCCGCGAACGAAGTCGATCACATCGAAGGCGACACGTCGCTGAACCTGATCGGCATCGACCTGCAATCGTTGTGCAAGCCGTGTCACTCGCGCAAGACGGCGCGGGCCGTAAACGACGCACGCAGAACGCGCGCAATGCGATCCGACGCAAAGACATGCCGCACCATGCCAGACGCCACGCGCGGCGATTCTGAGGCGATCCACGAAGGCGGCGGAAAATCGCGAGCACTTTCGATGCCGCGATACGTGCGCCGAGAGTCGAACGCGCAACCGCACTTGTGAGAACCAGACGATGAGCAATCCAAGAAAACCGACGGCCCTGAAATTGATCGCAGGCAATCCCGGCAAACGGGCCTTGAACGCACAGGAACCGCACTTTGCGCCTTGCGGTATCGCCGCACCGGCTTGGTTGTCGGCTGAGGCTGGCGCGCACTGGCATGCACTCGCGCCTTGCTTGGATGCGAACGGCATGCTGAGCGAGGCGAACAGGCAGGTATTGGCAACTTACTGCGACTTGCTCGCGGCCTACATCGGCAAGCGCGAGGCGGGCGAAGAACCCGACCTGAAACTAATTCAACAGTTGCGCCAGCTTGCCCGTGAGTTTGGATTCACGCCGAGTTCGCAAGGCGGCATCGCAGCTTCAAGGAAACCTGCTGATGGCATCGAAACGAAAGCCCGGTTCTTCGCCGCCTGAGTTTCACTACGACGAGGCTGCCGCCGAGCGCGCCGTTGCATTCTTCGCTGAGTGCATCCGGCACACGACGGGCGAATGGCGCGGCGAACCGTTCGTGCTGTCCGATTGGCAGGCGGATAGGATCGTGCGCCCGCTATTCGGCTGGAAGCGCGCAGACGGCACGCGCCGCTATCGCACGGCCTTCGTATTCATCCCGCGCAAGGCCGGAAAGACGACGCTCGCCGCAGGCTTGGCCTTGTATGCACTCTATTGCGACGGCGAGCCGGGCGCGCAGGTGGTGAACGCTGCGGCTGATCGCGAGCAAGCGGCCTTGTGCTTTGAAGCCGCAAAGCAAATGGTCGAGATGGAACCCGAACTGTCGGGCCGCAGCGAAGTATACAAACGCGCCATTGTGACGCCGACGACCGGTGGTTCGTACAAGGTGCTATCGAGCGACGCCTTCACGAAACACGGCTTGAACTGTTCGTATATCGGCGCGGATGAGTTGCATTGTTGGCCGGGGCGCGACCTATGGGACACGCTGATAACGTCTACTGGCGCTCGCCGGCAACCCCTTACCGTCGTCACGACGACCGCAGGCTTTGACAAGCATTCGCTGTGCTTCGAGCTTTACGATTACGCCTGCAAGGTGCGCGACGGCATTGTCAAAGACGATTCGTTCCTGCCCGTCATCTTCGAGGCCGAACCCGGCGACGTGGACAAAGGCGCATCCGGGTTTGGGTATTTCCGTGAAGCGCGAATACTTCGAGCAGGAATGCGCGAAGGCGCAGGCAACGCCAGCCTATGAAAACACCTTCCGCCGCCTGCTGTTGAACCAGTGGACGGAACAGGATTCGCGATGGATCGGCATGGACGCATGGGACGCTTGCAACGATCCGCTGCCCGACCTGACAAGTCGCGAGTGCTTCGCCGGATTGGACTTGGCGAGCACGACCGATATCACGGCGCTGGTGCTGGCGTTCCCGATGGCAAGCAAAATTCACCTTGTCCCGCATTTCTGGATACCCGCCGACCGCATGCGCGAGCGTGTACGGCGCGACCGCGTGCCTTATGACCAGTGGGCGCGGGACGGGCTGGTGACGCTGACGGACGGTTCCGTGACGGACTACGACCGCATCCGCACCGATATCAACGCGCTGGCCGAAAAATACCTGATTCGCGAAATCGCTTTCGACCGCTGGAACGCGACGCAGCTTGCGACGCAATTGCAGGGCGACGGCTTCGCCATGATCGGATTCGGGCAGGGCTTCGCATCGATGAGCGGCCCGGCGAAGGAACTGGAACGCCGCGTGCTCGGCAAGGAACTGAATCACGCCGGCAACGCGGTACTGCGTTGGATGGCAAGCAACGTCACCGTGAGCCAAGACCCGGCGGGCAACATCAAGCCCGACAAGGCGAAGTCTACCGAGCGAATCGACGGCATCGTCGCCGCGTGCATGGCCTTGGGCCGCTACATGGTGGCCGAGGAAGTCAAACCCGATCCTTACGCCAGCCGAGGACTGATTTTCGTATGACCTTCACCGCACAAGAGCTACAGCACCGCATCACCATCGAATCGCAGGTGACGACGCAAGATCCGATGACGGGCGAAATCGTGACGACGTGGCAGACGTTCGCGCAGCCATTCGCCAAGGTCGAGCCGCTAGTCGGGCGCGAACTGTTCGCCGCGCAACAGGTGCTTGCCGCTGCACCCGTCAAATTCACGATGCGCTATCTGCCCGACCTGGACGCCAGCATGCGCATTCGCTGGCAAGGCGCGCCGTACAACATCACCAGTATCGCCAACGTGAAGGGCCGCAACCGCGAAACCCTGATCTACGCCACGGCGGGAGTGAATACCGGATAGGGCGCGGGTTGAGCGAACGGGGCCGCGCCCTCTATTTTCCACCCCGTCGCTGCCAGCGTGCCGAGCTGGCGAAATGAAATCGGCCTAAGCCCCGTCATGCCGTGCGCTGGCGGGGCTTTGTTTTTGCATGAAACCTGTAGATGTTCGGTTCCCCAAAGAAGACCCGATCTAAGCATGTTCTCGCGCGTGAGTAACTATGTGAGTAACCATGCAACTTAGCCATGAAAAACGGCGATACGACTACGCCTTACAGTCCCCCCTTGGCACCAATAACCAATCCGGACGCGTCCAGCGCAGTCCGGAAAACCCCCGAAAAACCCGCTCCCATGCGGGTTTTTTGTTTTCTGCCTCCCGCTGAGGTGCGCATTCATCCGCACCCACGCCGGACAGCGGCGTCACTGCATTTGACGCAGACGCCAGCCGCGCACCATGCCGTACAGGCTGATAACCACCCACACGATTTCCACGATGAATGCCGAGAGGTTGAAGTTGTAGAAAAGCGACAACACGACAGCTGCCGCACCGATCGCATTCATTGCCTGGTAGACGAATCCGGTGCCGTGCAGCTTGCCCGCTTGCAGCAACCAGAACGCCGTCAACGTCGTGACGACACCGATCATGCCTACCCCATCGTGCCATTGCATGGTTTTACCCTCTTCAGCGGGGATGCCCACCGACTTTCCACACCGCACCCGCCGCCCCCGACGACGCGCCGCGCTAACGTCCGCGTTGCCGAAGCGCCTCGAACAGCGCCACGCCCGTGGCGACCGATACGTTGAGACTCTCCACGCCGCCGCGCATGGGAATTTTCGCAAGGAAATCGCACGACTCCGCCGTCAGTCGACGC